AGGTTGTTCATATTAAGACTGACTCAATTAAGATCGCAAATGGCGACCAAGCTATCATTAATTATTGTATGCAACGAGCTCGTGAGTATAAATATGAGTTTGAACATGAACACACGTACGAACGTATGGCTTTGGTTAACGATGCAGTTCTTATTGCACAAATTGGATGGCCTGAGAAAGAAAAAGGTAAATGGGAAGCAGTTGGTGCTCAATTCGCAGTACCTTATATTAAGAAGACATTGTTTACTAACGAACCTGTTAAACCAGAAGAATTCGCTATGTTGAAACAAGCCAAAGGTGGTTCTATTTACGTTAATAACAAGTTTGTAGGTAAGAATGCTTATATTTATCCATCTCGTACTGGTGGAGAAGCTATTGTTAAACGTCCTATAAATATTACACAATCTATTAGATTACATTACGACAAACCTATTGAGACCTTCTTGCCTAAACGCGACCAATTAGGAAGTCCTCAAGAGGTTGAACAACGTCGTATTGAACGTATTGCCAATAAGGTTAAAGTAGAACCTGAGATTGTACAAGAGATCATTAACTCTAACTTTGACAATTACGTTATCGATAAACCTTATGCTCTTACAGGATGTTCTGGTTATAAATGGAAACTCTGGGATGAGTTCGAATCACTCGAAGATGTCGATATGATGTATTACAACGACTTACGTGCTAAAGCAGTTGATGCTATTTACGCAGTAGGTGATGGTAATATCATGTTCAAAGGTACTATGTTTGAAAGGAAGAACAATGAAGAAATGGTTGTTTAACTTTCTAGAGAGGATTAGGTCTCCTATCCTTTATCTAGTTACAGTAAGCCAGGCACAAGCTGGTGATGATGAAAACACAATGGGTATTAAAGTATTCCAACTTGCAATGCCTAAACGAAGTCTGAAAAGACTAACACAAGCGTATGAGCTTTCACCTTTACAACAACCTTTCATTGTTCTGGATTTAGACGATAAAAGTAAGATTAGTATTAACGTGAATGCTGTACGCGAAATCTCTGCGATACCTTGTAAAGATGAGGACGAACTTAAAGAATTTGTCAAATCATCTGAGTTTACGTACAACAAGATTTGGATTGGTATGCGTGAGGTGATTATTGATGGATGATAAAGATATTGTTCGTTTAATTAATATTATGAAACCTCACATTGAATCTAAACGTAATCGAGCACATATCGATATGGATGAACTACTATCATTAAAGATGGTTGGTATGTCTGATGCTAAATGTGCGGATTATTTCAATGTCAGTCCTAGTACGATATATCGCAGAGTACAACAATTAAAAAAGGAAGGTAAACTATGATTTTATCACATAGATATCTGTATAATATTCCAGATAAATTACACCCGCGACTGTTTGATGAACTATACAATGTAGTCTCAGACTATAGGACTTTTATTCATATTTGTAGAAACAAGGCAGATATGTCATCACTAGAGTTCGACTATCAACAATCACTACACACACAAGAAAGTGTTGTGGAAGATGCATGTAGATTTGAACTTGGTGCTGGGAATAAACGTTTATATTTATTCCAAGGATATTTCAAGATTGATGATTATATTCGACAAAAGATTAAAGATACTGGCGGAAATTTCTCTGTAGAGATTGAGGCTATTGATGTTGAAGACAGTCACAAATCTGTATTATTCCGTGGAGATGATAACTACGTATTGTATGCATCTACATCTTCAAGACCTACAAACAAAGAGAAGGTATATATTGATTCGACTAAAACGTCTGGGGGTTCGTTCGTTAAAGTCAAGTATTCTTCTGGATATTACTATGAGGAGATTATTCCATGATAATCGAAGAACTCAAACCAATACAGCGTGTACTTCAAGGTGGAGGTAAACGTGCATTAGGTGAGCGAAGTAAAAGGGAACGAGACTTATTTGGTAACACAAACTGGATTAACAATAAATACGCATACGCTAGAGCTGATGCTATTACGAATTGGAATCGTCAATACAACGAGCTAAAAGATATTATGGAGTGTGAATACTATCCATCATACGGATTGTCTGTTGAGGATATTACATTCTATATCCATGCTTGTGAAGGTGAGATTGAACTAATTCTACGTAATCCTAACTTGTTAGATGGTAAGAGTCACAACATATTCAATAAGACTGTACGCTATCTAAAAGAGTTACCTATATCTCGTTGTGCAAACTACTTGTACAATCACCCTGAACTACTGGGGTCGTTTATATATGACCCAAATACAAATACATTCATGTCGAAGTTGTCTGAAGATGAGGTTCGATATGATATTTATTCACAATTAGTAAAACGTAAATATGGACGCTATGTCAGCAATCACAAGAAACTCGACACGGCATTACTAGCAAACTCGTGGGGTGAGGATAGAGTCCCTGAAGACTCTCCTTACAACCACAACAGAAAGAAAGGAAAATAACACCATGGCACTTACAATCAACAACAACCGTATTTCATTCCCTAACTCACGTCTTCGTTTTCGTAATTTTGCAGGAATCAATCGCGACGGATTTGCAGATAAACGTACATTCTGTGTAGATATTATTGATGAAGATTTGATCCAAGACCTTATTGATTATGGTTTTAATGTTAAAGTAACACAACCTATGGACGCTGCTCGTTATAATGAACGTGCATTACAAAACGAATGGACTGAACCATATGATCAATATATTGCAAACTTTGTACCTACACATTATATTCAAGTTAAAGCAACTAACAAGGCTGGTGAACCAATCAAAGACTTTGTTAAGATCTACAACATTGATGATGTTACAGGTAATGCTGTTCGTATTGATAACTCAGACCAAGCATCTCTTGCAAGCCTTGACACATTGTTCTACAAACATGCTGATGTTGTAGCGTCTGTATACGAATGGCATTATCAAGGCCAATCAGGGTTCAACTTGTATTTGAATGCAATCTACTTCCACACAGAACCATATTCAGGTGGTGGGGACGAGTTCTACCAAAAATACGTACTTGGTCAAGACACTGCTGATAAACCAGAACTTCCATTTGACTAATGCCTTTAGAATCATATCTAGAGCGTAGAGTATGCGCTACTATACGGAAGTGGGACTCACATATTTGGGTACAAAAGAATGACCCGAATATTATACAAGGTTTCCCAGACCGTGTCGTATTCTACAAAGGTAAGGTCGCATTTCTTGAATTTAAAAAGAGTAAAAACTCACCAGCAAGACCTAATCAACCATGGTATATTGAGACTCTAAACAAGGAGTTTGGTTTTGCTAGGTTTATATATCCTGAAAACGAGATAGAAGTTCTTGAAGCATTAAAAGAGTTTCTATTCTAATCCGACGGGCCATGTCGAGAGATTCGCCCAATAGAGAGGAGAACTATGGACGATTTTTATAAGTATGAAAGATTGATGATTTCGTTCGGGTTTGTTTGGTCTGAGGCTGATAATCTATTTATCAAGGACGATGATAACTATATTCCTGAAGTCACAGTAGAACAAGCTAAAGATATGTACAAGGTTATCTATGGCGATTAAATTTGGTGAAATCGAATTATACGAAGACCAAGAAATAGCTTTAAACAAACTATCTAGCGGTAATGTACTTGTAGGTGGAGTTGGTTCGGGGAAGACATTCGTGTCTATATTCTGGTATTTGAAGAACTATCCAGATAGACCATTGTTGGTAATCACAACTCCGTCTGCGCGTGATATGATTAAGAAAGGACATACAAAACCAGACTGGCACGAGTCTATTGAGGCTTGTGGCATTGAAGAAGATAGGTATATGGTTGATAGCTGGAATAACATTGAGAAGTACAAGAAGGTGAGAGACGCTTGTATTATCTTTGATGAACAAAGAGCTATTGGGTATGGTAAATGGGCTAGAACATTCATACATTTAGCAAGGTTTAACAACAACGCTTGGATAATGACAAGTGCTACTCCAGGAGACGTTTGGATGGATTACGTTCCTCTGTTTTGTGCTAATGGTTTTTATAAACACAAGACTGATTTCTGTAATCAACACGTTATATGGAATCCACATGTGAAGTTCCCTGCAGTACAACGATATGTTGGTACTGGTAGACTGAATGCTCTACGTGAACAAATCCTTGTTAAGATGGACGATAAACGTAAGACAGTAAGACATAAGTCCGTCAAGCATGCATATTACAACGTGGATAAGTACAACCTGATTGTTAAAGAACGATTTAATTACGACACAGGTATGCCTATCCAGAACGCATCAGAATTCACACATTGTCTAAGACGTGTTGTTAACACAAGTCCAACTCGTGCTATATTGTTGTTAGAACTAACTGAAAGATACGATAGAATTATTGTGTTCTACAACTACACTTACGAGTATGAGATGATTGTTGAACAAGCAGAGAAGATAGGTATGAAATGGGCTGCTTGGAATAGAATGAAGCATGAGAATGTACCAACTGGGGATAAATGGTGGTATATTGTCCAGTATAATGCTGCTGAGGCTTGGAATTGTATTACAACTAACTGTATGGTGTTCTGGTCTTTAAACTCGTCTTACCGCAAGATGGAACAAGCTGAAGGTCGTATAGACCGTCTAAACACTTCGTATAAAGATTTATATTACTATTACTTCTTGTCTGATGCTGTCATTGATAAACGTATCATGGTAGCGATTGAGAACAAGAAAGCATTCAATAACTCAGCCTTTGCTAAGAAGTATTACGGGCTTGAGTTTACTAAGGAGAAAATAAATGAAACTAAAACTAACTAACTATGCGTGGGATATCGAAACAAAGAATAAAAAAGACATTTCAATGTCAAGTATTGTGGATTTGGATTCAATCCTCATGTTCATTCCTAAATATGCTCTTGGTTTTGGATATCGTAAACCTGTTCTTGCTAACGATGGTAGCGATTTGAACGACCCTACTCCAGCAGGAGCTCGTGGTGAACGTGGAGGAATTATGAACCTCTACGATACAGCATTTTCTGGATACGCTGCTCTACCTGTAGGTTACATTGCTGTAATGAAGAATGGTAACTACGTTCCATTTACAGACTTTGAAACACCTTATAACAGCGACAAATGGTCTGTGTATGACAACCTTTCTCTAGAAGATACTAAGCAATGGATGGAAATCCAAAAAGAACAAACACATATTGATCACTCAGTGTTGGACTCTATCACAGATAGTATTGACCTGGAAACTAAATACTACGCGATGTATCAAAAACCATACACGCAA